GTCAAGGCCGGCATGGTCGACCTGGACGGCCTGAAGCTGGCCGACCTGTCCAAGGTCAAGCTGAACCCGGAGACGGGCGAGGTGGAGGGCGCGGACGCGCTCATGGAAGAGATGAAGAAGGGCAAGCCCTACCTCTTCGGCTCGACCAACACCGGCAGCACCGAGAAGCCTCCGAAGCCCGGCGATCCGGCGTCCAAGAAGGCCACCGAGATGACGCCGCAAGAGTACGCGGCCGCCCGCAAGGCGGCCATCTCGGGCGGCGCACGCCGCTGATTCAAACCCCCGCGCGCCGGCCGATCCGGCGCGCTTCTTCAAACCGCAACCAGCACCGGCGCGACAGCGCCATCCCATCGGGGCCTGACGCCCAGGGGTTCTTCACCAACCCCTAGGAGCAGACATGCCCATCCAAAATTTCCCCGCTGCCCTGCAGCCCATCATCCAGCAGAACTTTCTGGAGCGTGAGTTCCAGGAAGGCATCCAGTCGATGCTGAGCTATCGCTCCATCGCGCGCCGTGAGGCCTTCCCGAACAAGATCGGCGAGACCGTCACCAAGACCCGCCCGGGCCTCAAGGCCCCCGTGACGACGCCGATCACGGCGGCCAGCAACACCAACCTGGACAACGGCCTCACGCCGAGCACCTGGACGGTCGAGCAGTACACGCTGTCGATCGCCATGTACGGCGACACGATCGACCTGAACATGGTCACCAACCGCGTGGGCATCGTCGAGCAGTTCCTCCAGAACGCGAAGGCCAACGGCATCCAGTCGATCCAGTCGCTCGACCGCCTGGCGCGCGCCGCGCTCTTCAACGCCTACATGGGCGGCAACACCCGCGTGCGCGTCACGCTCGGCGCGCCGGCATTGACGATCAGCGTGGATGACGTGCGCGGCTTCCAGCAGGTGTTCGTCAATGGCGTGATGGTCGCGGTCTCGGCCACCAACACGATGCAGGTCACGGTGGGCTCGAACGTCTACACGCTCACTGGCGTGGCAGTCGATGGCGGCAACGTGAGCACCGCGCCCGGCGGCATCTCCGGCACGCTGACCTTCTCGGGCAACGTGACGGTCGCCGATGGCACGCTGAACAACACCGTCACCGCGTACAACAGCGGCGCCGGCACGGCCCCGTTCATCCTGCGCCCGAACGGCCGCGGCAACACGTCGGCCATCGTCGGAACGGACCTGCTGACCATGGGCTCCATCCTGGACGGTGTGGCCTACCTGCGCGCCAACGGCGTGCCGGCCAAGGACGGCCTTTACAACCTCTACGTCGATCCGGTCAGCGGCCGACAGCTGTTCGCCGACCCCGACTTCAAGCTGCTGTACCAGGGCGCCACCGGCGAGAACCCGGTGTTCCGCGCCGGCCGCGTGACCGAGATCGGCGACACCCGCATCATCCCGACGACCGAGGCCTACATCCAGACCTTGGGCGCGGTGAAGATCCGCCGGCCGATCCTGGTGGGCGATGAGGCGCTGGTCGAGGGCGACTTCGAGGGCATGGCCGCCGAAGACATCGCGGGCAACAACGCCATCATCGACATGGTGGACGACATCGTGCACGTCACCCGCGAACCGCTGGACCGCCTGCAGCAGATCATCGCGCAGAGCTGGTACTGGATCGGCGGCTTCACCGCCCCCACCGACCAGACGGTGAACACCAACATCGTGCCCACGGCCTCGGCGAGCTACTACAAGCGCGCCGTGGTGTTCGAGCACGCGGGCTGATCGCCACAACCTGAACAGCAGGGGCTTCGCGCCCCTGCGCTGGAGCCCTCATGTCAGGCAGCAGCTTTCTCCCCGACGTTGTGCCGGTCGAGATCAATGGCGTCATCTCGGAGGTGCCGCCGTCCCAAGTGGCGGCGCTCTTCCCGAGCATGGCGACCATCACGCCGACGGCGCCGTTCTCGTTCTCCTGGAACGGCTCAATCGTCCAGTTCAACATCGGCGACACCCAGCCCATCCCGGCCGACCTGCTCGCCGCGCTGACGGCCGCTGGTGCACCGTTCACAACCCCGTGAGGTCAACATGCCACTCGGTACACCCTACCTGACCGATTCCATCGCGCATGCGGCCGGCAACGGCCAGCACCAGGAACTTTCGTCCGCTGCGCTTTCCACCAAGTACGGCGCCGGCAACGTCAAGACGCCCACGGCGAACTTCACCGTCAACGTCAAGGGCCACATCTTCTCCGGGAAGCGCAACGTGCCCTTCGTGACCAGCCCGGAAATGCTGGCGGCGCTCACCGCCGCTGGAGCTCCGATTGTCTAAGCGCACTCCATCGAAGGCCGACGACAACGACGAACCTCAGGCCGCGGCTGAACGTCTGCCGGACCTGGTCGTGCTGGAGCGCGACTTCGGCTTCAGCGTCAACGGCCTGCTGCGCGTGTGGGCCGCTGGCAAGCCCATCACCGAAGTGCGCGACATCCGCGAGCTGATCGCCAACGACGCGCCGATCAAGGCCTACCGGGAGATCTGAAATGAGCGATGGCATCTACACCCGCCAGGGGCGGAACTCGGCGCTGAACATCGCTGGGGCCACGGTCGTCGCCACGGTTCCAGCCGGCTTCGCGCTGGGCCAATGCCGCCTGGTGCGAGTCCAAGTGCTGGTGGCCGGCACCACTCCGGGCGCGGCCTATGACGCAGCGACCGTTGCTGGCGCCGTCGCCGCCGTCCAGGTCGCGGCCTGGCCCAACACGGTCGGCACCTACCTGATCGACATGCCCTGCTTGGCAGGCATCGTGGTCGTGCCCGGCACCGGCCAGACGGTCGCTGTCTCCTACGACTGAGGTTCACCATGGCTTTCACCACGCAGGAGCGGGTCGACATCCGGCGCTTCTGCTGGTACCCCGTGTACGGCGGAACCCCGTCCAGCTTTCAAAGCTACCGGTTCTTCCAGGCCTATGGCACGCTGGAGTACCGGCTGTCGAACCTGCTCCCGGAGGAGGAGGGCGTGATCCGCACGACCTACCTCGCCAACCTGACGACGCTGGAGACCGCCATCCCCGGCACGTCGGCAAACCTTGACACGGACCAGGCCGCGGTCTGGACCCACAACAAGCGCGAGCTGGCCGATCGCGATGCGCTGTTCAGCAACTGGCGCCTGAAGCTGTGCCAGTTCCTCGGCGTGCCGCCGGGCCCGGCCTACAGCGGCAGCGGCGGCAGCATGCAGCTGGTGGTTTGAAATGGACGGCGCGACCATTCAGCAGCGGATCTACGCCGGCCGCGGCAAGGCCGCCCTGCGCATTGGGCTCGACTGCCGCCAGTACCGGCCGCTGACCGCCGCGGCGCCGCTGGGAAACCTGGTGGCCACCATCAAGGCGGCCTTCAATGCCGGCGACAGCACCTACCGGGCGCCGAACCTGCCCGGCGACCCGATCTGGTATGGCGACTTCGATGCGCGCACGACGCGCGCCGGCGACTACCTGGTGCGCGTCAGCGACGGCTCGACCTGGTTCATCGCCGGCCAGCAGCAACTGCTGCCCATCATCTGCGTGGACTGCAACCGCAAGGTCAAGATCATGCGCGGCACCGCGAGCGCGCCGACCGTGGGCCTGCTGGGCTACAACGCCGAGTCGCCGTGCGACCCAACGTCGATGCAGACGCTCATCGGCACTGACGGGCCGCCGGCCGCGTTCTGGCCCGCGTCGATCCTGCTGGGCGGCAAGAGCCAGGCCAGCGCGACGAAGCTCCCGAGCGCATCCAAGCAGGCCGGCTGGCGCATCCTGTTGCCGCCCTCGATTCCGGTCACGCTGCAGGCTGGCGACATCGCCGTCGACGACCTAGGCCGGCGCTATCTCTTCGACGCCGCCGAGGCGACCGACCTCGGCTGGCGCATCAATGCGCAGGAAGTGCACGCCTGATCATGGCCGACCTCTCCGATGTCCTGACCGTGCTGGCGCAGCAGGCCGCCACGGCCGTCTATCCGTCCGGCACCGGCTTTCCCTCCGTGGCCGGCGTCCCGGTCAAGATCTACCCTGGCTGGCCCGTCTCCGCCCAGCTCGACGCCGACTTGCGGGCGACGGCGCCGACCTGCCATGTCTCGATCTATGCGCGGCCCGAGGAATCGAACACCACGCGGTTCCCGCCGAACTGGCAGCCGACCGTCGTCAATGCGGCGACGCTCACGCTGACCATCGCGGGCCAGGCCGTGACGGTGGGCGGCACCGTGCCGCCGGCCTCCAACCCGCACAACGTGATGGTGATGGCCAACGGCAAGCCCTATGTCTACGCGGTGCTCGCGGCCGACACGCTGGCCTCGATTGCTGCGGCGCTGGCCGCGCTGATCGCCACCGACATCGCTGGCACCGCAGCGGCCGGCGCGGTCATCACGCTGCCCAACTCGGCCCGGCTGCTTGCCGCCCGCGTGGGCGTCACCGGTACGGCCATGCGCGAGGTGCGCCGCCAGCAGCGGCTTTTCCAGATCGGCATCTGGGCGAACACGGCGGCCAACCGTGACTCGATTGCCAAGGTGATCGACGCGGCCCTGGCCTTCACCACCTTCCTGACCATGCCCGACGGCTCTGCCGCGCGCCTGCGCTACAGGAACAGCGCCATGTCGGATGACTTGCAGAAGGACTGCCTCTTCCGGCGCGACCTGTTCTACAGCGTCGAGTACGCCACCACGCAGACCGAGGCCGAGACCCAGGTCACCCAGGAACAGCTCAACGTCAGCGCGGCCGTCGCCGGTGCGCTGCCGTACCTGCCCGTCGCCACCATCTACAGCTGAGGACCATCACCATGCTCGCTCTCGTCGTGACCAACGACTTCGCCGACTACAAGCGCGGCGACCAGATCACCGACCCGGCCGTCATCGCCGAAATCCGCGAGGCCGGCCAGGAGGCCAACGTGGTGCCCATCCAGGCGCCCGATCCCGAGCCCGCCAAGGCGACCTGAGCACTCGGCGCCGTCGCGCCACCCATCCCATCCAGCCGCCTTCGGGCGGCTTTCGCATTTCTAGGAGGCAGCCATGCCAGTGACCCAGTTGGGCCAGATCAACACGACCGCCCTCGTGGTGCCCGATCTGTACGTGCAGATCGTTCCGCCGCAGACCCAGTACCTGAACGGCGTGCCCACCAACATCCTGGGCATCGTCGGCACGGCGTCCTGGGGGCCGACAAACAGCCCCACCACGGTCGGCAGCCCGGCTCAGGCCGCGGCCATCTTCGGCCAGGCCCAGAACCGCAAGTACGACCTGATGACGGCCATTTCGGTCGCAACCATGCAGGGCGCCAACAACTTCAAGGCCGTGCGGGTGACCGACGGCACCGATGTGGCGGCCAGCATCGCGGTGCTGACCAACTGCATCACCTTCACGTCCAAGTACACCGGCACCTTCGGCAACGGCATCACGGTGACGCTGTCGGCCGGCTCGCAGGCATTGACCCAGAAGGCCGTGGTCTCGGCGCCGGGCTTGGTGCCTGAGGCCTTCGACAACATCGGCTCGGGCCTGTCGGGCAATGCGCTGTGGGTCGCCATCGCGAATGCCATCAACAACGGCACCAGCGCGATCCGCGGTCCTTCGCAGATCATCGTGGCCAGCGCTGGCGTCGGGGTCACCGCGCCGAGCGCTGCGACCTACACGCTGGCCGGTGGCACCGATGGCACCACGACCATCACCGGCTCGGTCCTGCTGGGCCAGGACACGGTGCCGCGCAAGGGCATGTACGCGCTGCGCAACACTGGAGCCAGCGTCGCGATGCTGGCTGACTGCGACGACAGCACGACCTGGAGCACGCAGATCACCTACGGCCTGTCCGAGGGCACGTACATGGTCATGACCGGCCCGAGTGGCGACACCATCGCGAACGCGATCAGCGCCAAGAGCACGGCCGGCGTGGACAGCTACGCCGCCAAGCTGCTGTTCGGCGACTGGTGCTACTGGCTGGACACCTACAACCAGATCCTGCGCCTGGTGAGCCCGCAGTCCTTCGTGGCCGGCCTGCTGGCCAACCTGTCGCCGCAGAACAGCTCGCTGAACAAGCAGATCCAGGGCATCGTCGGCACGCAGAAGAGCTACGCCAACCAGCAGTACAGCTCGGCTGAGCTGCAGCAGCTGGGCATCGCTGGCATCGACCTGATCACCAACCCGGTGCCGGGCGGCAGCTACTTCGGCGCACGCTTCGGCCACAACAGCAGCTCGAACCCGGTGACGAACGGCGACAACTACACGCGGATGACGAACTACATCGCCTACACGCTCAACGCGGGCATGGGCAAGTTCATCGGTCTGCTGCAGAGCTCGACGGTCCGCACTCAGGCCATGGCCACGATCAGCGCCTTCCTGGACAACCTGCAGCAGCAGGGACTTATCGGCGACCCGAACGGCGGCGCGGCCTACAGCGTGCAGGTGGACGCGGCCAACAACCCGGCGTCGCGCGTGGCCCTGGGCTACATGCAGGCCGATGTGAAGGTGAAGTACCTGGCCGTCATCGAGAAGTTCCTCATCAACATCGAGGGCGGCACCAGCGTCCAGATCAACAAGCAGCAGACGCAGCTCGCCTGATCCTGAATGAGTGAGCCGGCACAGACCGGCGCAAC